TCAAATCATGCTCCTCTCTTATGTTTTTCCAAATAGTCTGTCAGGTCATCGGTCATGATTCCTCTCAACCGTCTGCTTTTCCTGTCAAGTTCCCAAGCCAGTGCAGATGAATACCTTTCAGCATAATGGTTTGCGTATTTCCACTTGCTACTCATACCGAATGAAGATGTCTTTTGAACGATGATGTTCCAATCGGTATCGGTCATTGTCTTTTTGTACACCCTCGGCACAAGTTCCTTAAAAATCAGCCATAACTCATTGCCTATTGTTTTAGCTTCTTCCAAGTACTTCTCTTTGTCCGTAATGTTAGGCAGTTCTTCCTCGCAGATTTCGGTATATTCAGTCACATAACCCTCGACATCAGTGCCTTTGTACTTGTCTCTCAACTGCTGAAATGCCAGTTTTGGATTCTGTCCAGTGGATGCACTCGTTTTAAATACCGTCCAAGCCTCTCCAGTGGCTCGTAGAGCGGTTTTTATGTAGTTGTCCATATATTTACCCTAGTCGAACGGAAAGTCGCTTAAATCGTCTTCTACGGCGGTAAAATCAGCAAGTGTAGGTAACTGCTCTTCGGGCTTGTCACTACACCATCCGTAGATTATGTTTTCGGACTTCTCATTCTTGAGCCGTTTAGTCTCGGTTTCGTAGTAAAGCGGAATGAAGACATCCTGATTGCCGCCGTCACGATCCTTGACTATCTCGACAACATTTGTACCCTCATAGATCGGATTGTCCTCTTTCCACCCAAACATATCTTTGGTGTATCTCTTAAAGTCATTGTTGTTCCTGTGGACTATGAACGCATCATCCACGGCATTACCCAAGTCTCCGCTACCCGATATGTCATCGAATCTGAGGAATCCCATCGACTTTCTGGGATGTGCCACAAATGCTATGTGGATGTTTCTCCGCTTTGCCAACTCCGTGAGACTAAGCACGAATTGTGTCTGAGCATCCCACTTGGTATTGCCAAGGTCTGATATATCAAATGCCATCAGGTTATCCAACACCAGTAAGTCCAACTCATTCTCTTCAATCTTGACTTCAAATCCCTTGATTACCTCGGTGAAGTTGTTGCCGTACTTGTTGTTATAGAGCCAAAATCTCTTTCCCAACCATTTTGCAATCTTCTGCTGAGTGGCATCGTCAACATAGTAGTGACCGTCATAGCGTGTGGGCTTGGCATAACTCTTTCCGGCTGCTTGCAAGTTCATCCACTTCATAAACTTTTTTGGTCTTAACTCTCCGCTAAAGCACCCGACATTGTTACCGTCTTCTACTGCGTTAAGGATTATCTCAGACAGTATTGTTGACTTGGCACTTCCTCTCAGTCCGCTCCAAACACTGACGTTGCCTTTCATCAATCCAATCATCCGTTGGTCAATGACATTTATGCCTGTTTTGACGTAGGTTTCTTCCGGCTCGTCCATGTCATAAATCATCTGTGCCGTAAGGAACATCGGAGAGCCATCTGTAGGCTTCTCTGTGACCCTCTGAGGCGGTTTCATGTGACGGTTGAACGAATGATACATCCGCTCCTGTCGCACGGCTTCTCGCCTCTCGTAGGCATTTGGCTCGTAGAATTGGCGAAACTCTTTCCAGTGCTTGTCAGCACAACTGTCATGTAAGCAGACAAAGGAGAGCGCACCATTGTTTCTGCGGAACACCATTGCATCCTTGCCCTTGTGGTTCTCATTGAACGGACAGTGATCTAAGATGTATTTCGTACCATCTGAGCATCCGACTGCTTTGTACTGGATACCGTATTTCTGCATCCACTCCTCAACATTGAATGACGATGGACTATATGAGTTGTATTCCTGTGGCTTATCAGCCTCATCGGGAATCAGATTTGCCAGCTTCTCAAGATACGCAATGTCAGTAACCTTTATCTCGGTTGGATTACCGATAATGTGGCTCATCCTATGCGGTCTGTCCTTGGTATCAGCACCTTTGGCAGATTTACAACCGTATAACTTGCAGATGCGACTCAGATTGAAGTTTTTGGTATCGACTTTGACTCTCTCTGTCGAAAACATCATGTCTAGTACTTGCAGACATTTTTTGACAAGTGCCACTCGCTCATCAGCATTGCTTAAATTGATTTTGTAGAGCAGATGCACTCCGTTTCCTGAGTAGGCAAATAGCGGTTTCTCAAATCCTAAGTTCCTTAGTGCCAAGTACACCTTATTGCCAAGATTCTTCGCCTCTTCAAGTTCTGCGTCCGATGACGATGTTCCTGACGGCCTTGTTGGGTCTAGGTCTACCATCAGCCAGTCATAGCCAACGATGTCCTTGTCTCCTGTTGTCGGGTCTTTCCGTACCAGGATGAAACAATCTCTCTGCTTGCGACCGTAGCAGCCACTATCAATCTCGTTCAGAGTGATGTAAACATTCCTGTCTCTCAAGTTCTCATGGCTTAAAGCATTGACAAGTGTCTCTGCATCCGTGAAGTAGCCGGAATAAATCTTGCTCCCTTCCAGCATCCGGCACTCAAACAACTGACCATCAGGCTTCATCAGCGATATTGCTTTCTTAACTTCGTTGGCATCGAAGTAGGTACTCATTGTCTGCCGCCTTTCGGCTTCTCTAAGCCAGTAGGCATCTCTGCTCTAGGCTCTGACCTCGGTTTACTGTATCCACGCTTCTCGATCTTATCCCAATAGATTCCTACCCACTGGTTCGCAATCGACATATCAACCGCCTCTCTGACTGCATCAGTGCCGTATTCCTTGTCGTGGTTAATGACCATCGTCAGCACCTTTGACATGCTCATTTGTGAGACATATTTGCCTTTGTTCTTAGGAGTAACGCCATCCTTATAAGTCATCCAATCACTTATAATGGCATCAAGTTCAGGTCTGCTCTTTATATAACTAGAATCTTTATATATATCATTAAATATAAGATATTTATAATTATCTAAGTTATTATTAGTATTAAAGTTATGTTTATTATTAGATAAAGAATAAGAGCAAGAATCCGTCATTGTGACGTCATTTATGACATCATTTGTGACGTCATTTTCTTCTTTCTTCTCTTCCAGTAACTTCTGTTTCTTCCTCTCAACATAATTTCTCTGCCGTTCTCTATGTTTTGCTTTCATTTCTTCCAACGACTGAGTACTTTGGTACTTTGACCAGTTTGATACCATGTAGATGTTCTCAATGACCTCAATCATTCCGGCTCTTTGGAAGATGTCTAATGCCCTTTTGACTTGACCAATCTCCATGTCAAATCTCTTGGCAAGCATCTCATCCGTATACGGCAGTTCTCTCGTCACCATGAGCAAACCGCCCTCGTTGCACTTTCCGGCAAGGCATAGGAGTTTGATCCATACAAGCTGAATCATGTTTCCGTCAGGGAGCGTACCTATGGCTTGGAGTTTTTCGTCATTGAAAATGTCAACGCTTATCTTTATCCACTTGACATCGCTCATTGTCACTCGACCTCAACCTGGACTACGACTTGATTGCAAGCCATGACTGCGGCAGATACGATAATCTTCATATCGATTTCGTCTTCAACTCTGAGTGAAACAGGCTCTTCATTGTTGTCAAAACTGCCGTCCTCATTGAACAAGTGCTTGTAAATCTCGATTCTGTAATAAACTTTGTGTTCCATCTCTCTCCTTTCTATAAATCCAATGTCATCTGTCCGGCTATCTGCTGACTATGCCTAGGCTTTCTAGGTCTGTATCCGTTAGTTATACCGAAAGCATCTTGGTACTCAGGCTCACAATCAGCAAAGTGAAAGTCCTTGCAGTTATTGGTGTGCATACAACTGCTCTTAGAACGAAACTCTTTCTTCTTGTCGCAGTACGGAGCGTTATTCACACATAGCCAAACACAATATCGGCAGTACTGTTTCATGTGTTCATCGCCTTTGCCATCGCTCTAAGTACCTTTGCGTGTTCTCTGTTCTCCTCATCCGTCACACATCTAAGGTTCGTGATAGAGTTGTTTTCTTTATTGCCGTCAATGTGGTCTACAAAAGGCAACTCGTTCGGATTGTCGATAAAAGCCATTGCCACAAGTCTGTTCACTCTCTTCTTATGGTTCTTGCCGTCTTTCGTAAGCCCGACTTTGAGATAGCCCTTCTTGTTCTTATAAGGCTTGAGAATACCATTGGCACTTCTGACTCTGCCCCAGGAACTCACTTGGTAGTTCTCAAATCCATCTATGTCTTTCCAAAGTTCCATACATCACATCCTTTCTGCGATAGCTTTAACAACCGACACAGTCACTCCATTTCCGGCTTGCTTATATAACTGTCCGTCTGAGTTGACTAAAGAAGCTTTATCAAAGTAACCGTCATCCCATCCTTGTAGCCGGAAGAACTCTCTTGGTGTAAGTCTTCTAATTCCGTCCTTTAGTTTCACAAAAGGCATACGACCGCCGCCACCCACTGTAGTTAATGTTGGCGATAATCCTTCTGGCGAATACACCCTATACGAATTCGAATTTTTCCTCGCCACATCGTATTCTGCTATTTGTAAAATCTTATTCGTGTTTTCATTCTCTCCGACAGGGAATACTTCTGATCCACGCCGTCCTCTAAGATGTCCAACAACGAATACTCTTTCTCGGTTTTGTGGAAGATAGTCTTTAGCATTGAGAATTTGCCACTCCGCATCGTACCCCCCCCTGGCCATTTCAGAGAGAAGTCTGGCGAAATCCCATCCCCCATTAACACTAAGCAGATTTCTAACATTCTCGCAGAACAAGTAAGAGGGTCTTTCTTCTTCTGTGAGTTGTCCAACCAGGTACATAATTCTGAAAAACAGGCTTGAACGGTTTCCAGTAAATCCGATTTGTTGTCCACCGATGCTGATGTCCTGGCAAGGGAATCCGAAGCACCAACAGTCTGCTCTTGGAATATTTCTGGCATATACTCTGCGAATGTCATCTGAAAACCATTCTCCATTTCTGTAATCATCTTTCAGTATTTCCTTCTGCCGTTCCTTGAGTGGAAGAGTCGAGAGGTAGTCGAGCTGCTCTTGTGTACATAAATGCATTGCCGTGTAACTCATGACTGCATATTTGTCAAATTCACAGAAGCCAACGCACTCGTGTCCGGCAAGCTCCATGCCTCTCCTAAATCCACCAATTCCGGCGAACCAATCTATAAACTTCATGTAATGTCTCCGTTCAACAACTCCACAATCTTCTGTGCCGACTCATAAGGACTAACAAAAATCCAATTGATGCCGTATTTCTGAGCCATCGTATACATCGTCTTCATGAGCCTCAGATTGTCACATGGCGGTCTTTGCCCTTTGTTGTGGACATTCTGCCATTTGCCTAATTTGTGCATATAGTTAATCTTGTTGTATCGATGTAACCTCGGATTGCTCCACTTAACAATGTCGCTTACACAGCGTATGCCTTCTGTGTTTTCGACAACTACAAAAAATGCAGCTCCCGCCTTCTGAGCAGTAATGGCTTCTTCTCTGAACCTTTCATGCTCTCTCTGACTTGAACAAAGGTTTCCACATATCTCATCAATGGAGTTCTTGCGGTCAACGGCAATCTTGATGTCATTAACCAAATCCATTTTCTTAATCTTGTCTCCACGCCTTTTGACAGTCTCAGCAATCGTGTCTGTGATTTGGCAATAATCCCCGAATGGAAGTGGCAAGGGCATAAGTTCATGCCCCATGCTCATCATCTTCCTATGGTTAGCCTCATTCGATTTCTTGTGAGTGCCTGTCAATTGGTTACGATCCACGCCGATTCTCATTTTTCACCTCATGCAAACGGCATCTCGGCATCATCGATCCCATCAGGGATATTCATAAAGTTGTCAATTCCAGCACCAGTCTGAGCGTTAGGCTGAGTTGTCTGCTGAGTAGATGTCTGCTGAGTTGTCTGCTCGGTATTCTGAGAAGCGGCTGCCTTGGACTCTGCAAACTCCTGATCCTCAACAGTAACCTCTGTGGTATAGACTTTCTGCCCATCACGGTTCGTATAAGAGCCAGTAGTGATTCTTCCGCTTACCGCCAGTTTTGTGCCTTTCTTGGCATACTTCTCGATAAACTCGGCGGTCTTGCCGAAGCATATACAAGGGATGAAGTCAGCCGTGGCATCTCCCTGTCTCTTGAATCTGCGGTCTACCGCAAGGGTATATCTTGCAATGCACATCGGTTTATCGCCCTGTGTGTATCTGACTTCCGGCTCTCGTACAATGCGGCCAAGCAGTATTGCTTTGTTCATAGATTTATTACCTCTTTCTTTTTTGCTACAGTGACGTTTACTCCGTCACCGACTACTTTTTGTATCTCGGATACCATCAATTCTGTATCAGCAGATGAACTTGTGTGGCACAGAATGACATTTCTCATGGAGTCAGATTTGTTGACTGCCAAAATGTCTTTTACCGTATCCAAACTGCTATGACCCATAACCACATGAGCGTAATTCGCTTCTTCGGAATCCGGCGGTGCTATATAGTTGCAAGCAATAATCCAAGTATCGACATTCCAGGAACGGAAAGTGTACTTGCAGTAGCCAAAATCTGTCATGTAGACAATAGTTCTTCCATCTACCCGAATTAGGTATCCATAGTTTTTGACATCATGAGGGACTTCAAAAGGAACGACTGCGGAATCTCCTTTCTTGTATATTTTTTTGGGAAACGTGTTGTCATAACTTACCAAATCAATGCCGTTTCCAGTGAAATCCCCCACGTATCGTGAATGATCGCTATGGCTATGAGTGACAAGGGCAAAGTCAATATCGAGGGGTCTGAAATTGCATCCGATAAGGACATCTCTCCACTTGCACCCACAATCCAGTGCGATAATTTTGTTGTTGTCTCGTTTTAGCAGATAGCAGTTACCTAAACTGCCAGTACCGACTGTATATAACTTCATAACGTGTATGTAGAACCCATTTAAATCAGCCGTAGAGCGGTTTTTATTACTTGCGTGAGGATTTATGCGCCCCGATATAAAAGTTGCTTAAAACCGCCTACAGACCGAATCTCGCAATTGCATCTTTTTCGATTGCCTCAAGCCTCTTGACCGCATCCATAAGACTGATTTCCAAGTCCTGAGTTTCAGAATTGAATCTGTCACGGATGTAAGACTTGACTGCACCTTTCAGAGAGTTGAAATGACCAACATAGTCTCTGATTTCTTCTCCGGCTCTTCTGCCTTTTCTCGACTTCTTTCTGCGGAACAGGGAGTAGTTCCCCATCGAGTCAGTGTCGATAGCATAGTTCTCGTCAATGATAATCATGCCGTCACCTCACTGCTCTCAACATCAATGGCAAGTTCCTCGGTATTGCCGTTCTCTTCTCTCTGCTGCTCGGCTATCTTTGCCGGATCTGTTTCGATTTCAAGTCCGGCGTTCATGGCATCTGCCAGTTTCTCGTCCATATCGATACTGATTGACTTGGCAAGTCTCCTGAGAACGGTTTTTTTAGCCATTTCCAATCCGAAGCGTTGCCACGCTGGACTGTTCTGAGCCTTACTGGACTTACGGCACTGTGCAACTTCTTCTGCACTCATGACCTCATACACCATGCCGCCATCTTTGTAGAGGCATACCGCAAAGCATCCAATCATCTTGCCATTGTTAAAAGGCTTCGGTTTGAACGAAATGGACGGCTCACCATTGATAATTTCTTCGGTAAACTCGTCACCTTCACGAACCACCTTTGCATAAACCGTGTTGATAGGTCTTGTCGCATACTTCGTGCAGAGCTTAATCATGCCTTTGTAACTCGGCATAAAGTTCAGTGTCGAACCGTAAGGTACGAGATACGCTTCTGCGTTCATGAAGTCGAGTCCAAGGTATGCTCCTCTCAGGAGTCCGGCTTTTATCTGATCCGTGCCGTACTGCTTCATAAACTTGATGAGAACATCATTGCCGTTCAGGAGAGCAATAGAGTTGTGGACAAATCTTGTGATATTAAAATCCCTCGGCAGAGCATCCATCTGAGTTGTAAGTTCAGTTGTAAGAACGGTGCTGAACTTGGGTTGTTTTGTTGCTACTTCATTAGCCATATCTATACCTCTCAAAACAGGAAATTCGGAATGTCATCCTCAGTCTCGTCATCCTTGTGCTTCATCTCATCGGGATCGATACCAAGCAGTTCCAGGATTTTCTTAGCGGTATCACTGTCAGCCGGAAGAGCCTTAACGACAACGCTCTTATCCTCATCATCGTCATCATCCTCATCTACATCCTTTTCATTGCTATGAGAGACAAAGACATCAATTCCAGTCTTCTCCTCAATCTGACCGCCAGCCCCGGTCACGATGTACTTGAAAGCAGTCTTTGCAATTTCCTCATCGACAATATCCTTGTTGTCCTCATGGGAACTCACTGCTCTCACAACCGATGTGACCAACGCAGCCGCCTCGCAAATCAAGTCCATGCCCGAAGCCTGACCGCACTTCACCTTGATTCTTCCGTCTACTGTTTCTGCATATAACATTGTTTTTACCTCACTGTAAGTTTGTCATCCTCTGAAACGCAGAGGAGAATTAACTGGTTATCCATCTTCAAGCCATCACGATTCTTCTCGTCAAGGCACTCAGCACCATCGAGCCAAATCGGGAGATTCTGACCGTAGAACTTCTGCAAGCCTGAGCAGATGTCGAGTTTTGCCGCTACGATAGCCGCCGTGTTAGCACTGTATGTCATGTCTCTGTATTCACCATCAGAGCAAAGTACCATCGGAGTGCAGTCATCCTTAATCTCGCCATTCTTCTGCACCGCAAAGAGCCTGAATTTGACTCTCGTAAAGTGAGAGTTGACTTGCTCGGACAACAGTTCGTTTTTCTTCTGAGAGATCAACTGTAACTGGTAGAGCATGGATTCGGCATCAGCAAGCGACTGAGAATACTGTCTGAGTGACGCTTTCATCTCCTCAATCCTCTCATCAATGCGGTCATTATTCTTCTCGGCGGCGTAAGCATCGGTATAGGTATTGAGCAGACCTCTCTTCTTGGCAATCGCCTCATGGATCGTGTAAGCCAACTGGGTGTACTCGTGGCACTTCTCCAACTCATCGTTGAGTGCATTAATCTCAGCATCGACATTGGAATAGTCGGGATTGATAGGAACAGACAACTTATCGACATTGGCTTTAGCTTCATCGAGTTTAGCCTTGACATCAGCGACCGCTTTCTCGGCATCCTTCTTCTTCTTGGCAAGTTCTTTGCCCTCAGACTTGTAGGACTCAATCTGAGTCTTGACCGCTCTCAGTTTATCCTCGATGTCCTTGACTCTCTCATCGTGGCTCTTCTGCCAGTTGGCTTTTGCCTCGGCAATCTGCTCCTTTGGGATAGCCTGACCGCAAGTAGGGCAAGTAGTTCTGCCAGTGAACTTCTCGGCCTTGAGATTCTTCAACTCGCACTCAAGCCGTGTTTTGAGAGCCGTAGCATCCTTGTAGGAAGTGTTGATTCCATCTCCGGAACGCACGATCTTGTCGTAAGCATACTTGGCGTCTCTGCAAGCATCGTCAGCATCTGTCATTTTGCCGTAGGCTTCTTTGTACTTGGCAAGCCTCTCGGTATTGGCATCGTTGTACATCGTAGTCTTGCGATTCCGCAGTTCACGGATACGGTTGTTGATAGCATCGGAGTTAGCCTTTGCCTTGGCTTCTTCCAACTTCTCGGTATCCGCAGCAATCTCATCCTCAATCCCTTTAATCAGACTCGGCAACTCAGGATTTGTCTCGACCTTGGCTTTCTCAAGTCCGATAATCTGATTCGGGATAGCCTCTCTCTGCTCTTTGCATTTCTTTGCAGTAACCTTGGACATTGCCGTAAGCTCGTCAGCAGTATAGTCATCCAACTTCTTGGAAACCATAGCGCACTCAGGTATCATGTCCGCTACAGTCTTGTCGGTTACATCCTCAATCATGCCAAAAAGGATTTTCCGGCAGTCGGCACTCTTCTGACTGGTGAAGACATCGGTGTGAGTAAGCAACAGGAACTTGTCAATGTCGATGCCCTTGTCCTCAACATCCCTCACAAAGTCCTTCTGTGTCTTTGGAACGTCATTGATCTCGTACTTGTTGGCAATGCGAAGCGGAACTCCCTCTTCCTTCTGCTTTTTAGTCCGCATATCCTTCTGAAATTTGCGGAGCGTTACTTCCTTACCATCGATGTCGAGTATCGCAGTAACGGACGGTTCAGACTCTTCCATGAAATCAGGATGCACTTCGGGATTGGACTGCAAATCGTAGTCCTTATCGGTGAAGAGCCAAAACCAGGCATCTGCCAGTGTGGTCTTGCCAGTGCCGTTTTTCCCCATAATTGCCGTGACATCGGAGAAATCGTACTCTCCGTGGGTGACTCCCTTAAAGGAATCAAGAATCAGCTTTTTCAGTCTCATCGGCTTTCTCCTTTCCAAAAAGTGCGTCAGACAACTCAATGCAGAAGATCGTGGTTTCCAATCCTATGATGATAGAAGCTTTCTCGGAAGACGCAGCATCAGCAACGACCTTGCTCATCGCATCATCGAACATCTCCTTAGTGACATCGACTTCGTTATCTTCTTTGGTCAAGCCAAGGTTATCCGCAAGACGGTTCATCGTCAGACCACCCATCAGAATCATGAGTGTGGGAAACATCCTCACAGAATCGCTTGCGCCCTTCTCTTTCGCCACGTTCTCAAAATCAGTCGCTCTCTTTGCAGAAACCTCTGCTCCCTTTTCCATAAATGCCGTTCTTGTCAGTTTCATTACTCCTCTCCTTTCCATACTCCGCAGAGCGCCTTAATCAGCGCAGTCTCGGTACTTCCGATGTAGTCTTTGCAACCACTGGCAATCTCACGAATTAAATTGAAATCATGTGCGTGGCAGACCAGTTCGGTGTACCGATGCAACGGAATTGTTACCATTGTCTCAGGTGTGTTTGTGCTGACATTAGCCTCACTTGTTGTATCCATAGGTTGTTACTCTCCTTTCCCACAAAAAGCAAAATATCCGCTGATTGCCATGACTCCGAAACAGAACAGTGTGAATGGAAGACCACCATCGAAGATGGAATCCATACTGCATCCTGTCAGGATAAAAGTAGTCATAGAAATAGCGGATAATATCTTTGCTCTCATTGTTTTACTCCTTGTTCTCTCAGTATGTTCGTCACATGGTATCGTGACATAAGCATCTCTTTTGCTATGTTATTTAAACTCTCGCCAGCCTTGTATCTGCTGATAATGGACTGGATTTGCTCCTCAGTCACTTCTTTGCGTCTGCGCTCTAGCCGACCGCATTTAATCTCGTATCGAATCCTGTCTCTGCATACCCGCTCCGTACAACCGCACTCTCTAGCGATGTGCTTGACTTGCCAACCCTCTTCCCACAACCGTCTTAGCCTTGCTTGTCTCGCTTTATCCCAAAAGCACAGTGGCGAACTCTTGGTTATTCCGATTAGGTTAAGATTCTTATGTTCAGCCAAGCGTTGTTGCCTCTCCTTCTCTCTAGGATCGACATAATGAAACGGTTTGGTTGGCTTCGGTGCATCCGGCAGAACCATCTTCTTCACCGTTGCTTTCGACATCTACAGTTACCTCTGCTTGAAACCTCTCTGAAAGTATCCATCCGATTGCTCTAGCGAGCAGTTCCAGGTTCATACCTTTTCAAGTCCTTCAACTTCGATGAGGTAGCACTTGTTATATGCGAGTCCGTCACATTCTTCGATGTATGCCAAGTCTCTGCCGTTTTTCTCATGCTTGGCAATCTTGATGACTTTGTAATTCTTATCAGTGAAAGGACTACCAAAGCAGAATCTTGCAGCCATGTAAGGATCGCTGATGTGTTTACCAACCCACTGGACATATGATGAGTAGTTGAGTCCAGTGTTGACCACTTTGACGGTATCGCCCTCGTGGATTTTGCTCTCGTTCCACTTGTCAAGCATCTCCTCGGAGTAGTGGAAGGTGAATTGGCTATCGCCCTTGCACTCGCAATAGTACGTGTTGGAATCGTCCGACCAATCAACACGGACAACCGTCATCCGCTTATTGTATGCGTTGTCGTACATTGCGCCTTTAAGCAACTCCAAACCGCCATAAAACTTATCGGCTTCAACGTCTTCTTTGAGAGTGACATAATCGCCGACCTTAAAGTTCCTGTCAGCATCGGTGTAAACCTTCTTCTTAACAGGGGTCAGATCAAGAACCTTAATCCATTCATCCTTGACATCATGGTTCAGAGCATCAGGAGTCTTAGCCATCAGCCTAGCCAGTGCGATAGATGCACCAGTATTGAAGTTGAAGGTGTCGCTAGGACTGCATTTAGCAACCGCCTCACGACCAGTCTGACTCTCGTGAGCAATGACCATTCTGCCACGCTGGTAGATGTGAATCGCCGTGTTGGACTTTCTGAGAAACCTCTTAGCCGAAGTCGCATTAGTCCAATCGCAATCTTTGTGCCACCCGTCAGTTGAGATGGAATAAAAGATACGATCTCTATCAACATCAAAGTAGATTTTTGCATCGTCCTTTGTGTCAGAGTCGTACGGTTTCCATCCTGTAGGCTTATTGCCGCTATGCCATCTGACTTCGGGATACCTATCTTCAATCATCTGAAGCACTGCATCAGCTTCTTCGACCGAATTACATTTGATCTTTACGTCTTTCATTTGTCTCCTTTCTTATGCCACATCATCTACTGTTGCTTTGAGGTCTTCGATTGCAGTCATTACGCCGGACAGTTCTTCAAGTGATTCGTATCTCGTTTTGAAACTTTCAAGTTCAGCGAGAGCGTTTTTGAGAACCTGGACTCTCTTATCCTTGTCTTTCAAAGCTGAAAGCGTGTTGGTGAATACCGCCGATCCTTTAACCGTCTTGGGTACGACATTGACAAATGCGCTCACCCTCTTGAAACGCTCTGTCCTGTTGACCTCAACCTCGACATCTCTCGGTGATGAATCTCCTGAGTAGACAACTTCAATCTGCAACTGGTTGATGATTCTGCCCGACTGAGCGAGTCTGTACTTCTCGGCAGCAATCGTGTCATCCCACTCAAACATATCGTGAGTTTCGGAATCTTCGGGTCTGCTATACTCCAAAAACGATTTACTTGTAACAGAACCATCCCTTTCCTCAATCTCTGTGAGTACCTTGCCTACGACATCGGCACTCGTTTTGTACTTGTATCCGCTCTTCCACGAATACTTGCTTACATAAGCTGACAATTCTTATCTCCTTTCCTAGTTATTTGTCATCTCCACGACTGGCTCACCGCACAAAACCGCCCTTGACATACCGCAACTGAACTAACCGTCCTTGACGTACCGTGACTGCCTTGCCTTTCCCTTCCATACCTTAACGTAACTAACAGACCTTGCCTTGCCTTGACTGCCAAAACAGACCCGACTCAGCCATAACGTACCCTACCTTTCCCCGACTGCCACAACACTCCAAGTCCAAACTTGACCAGCTTAGCCATAACATGACTGCCTCGACCAGCCTTTCCCCAACTTATCCGACCTTAACTAGCCATAACATGACTGCCAAAACTCTCCAATCACTAGCGCACCTCGCCGCTCCTTGACTTGACATGACTGCCTTGACATGACCCACCATTCCACGGTTTACCGCAACATACTGCACCTCGCCTCGGCTGCCTCAACAAGCCTCGACTAGACTCGGCTCACCCTAACGGAACTTAACTCACCGCAACTGCCTAACAACACCTTCCGCACCTGACATGACCTCTGCATAACAAAACTCGACTGCCATACCATCCTCAACTAAGCAAAACGCACATAGCCAAACCCTACCTCGTCATGACTGCCACGCCATTCCTTACCTCTACACAACAATCCTTGCCGGACACCACCTAGACTGCCTAGACCGTCCTTGCCGCTCCATAGCGCAACCTACCTAGACTGCCGCACCAAGACGTTCCTTGCCGAACAGTACCCCGACATAACGAAACTAACCTTTGCATACCGATACGAACCTAGACTGCCTTACCATGACCTTACAAAACGTGCCGTCCCTTACCGCACACAAACTCGCCAAACCTCATCGCACCAAAACTGCCTTGCCAGAACAAAACGTACCCCACAGAACCACGCCCCAACTCGACTCGGCACGACAAGCCTCAACTGCCTAGATTACTGAGCAACTTCTACGTGGAATCTGCCAAACTGTCCGTCCTTCTCAGGCCGCCACTCACCTACACCGACTGCGTAACCGCCAGCATTGATGCAGTTGAGAATGTCATCGAGGCTCATACTGCCGGATGCGTTGTACTCAAGGATCATGTCGCAGTACCAGTTCTCAAAGATAGGTCTGTAGCGAATATCCGCAGAACCCATGCCAACACGAACCATATCCTCACGGAGCATCGGCTTATCGCCTTTGATCTCGACCAGGTATCCACCATCTTCTGCATTGAGGAAGTAAGAACCTCTGAGAGCCATCTGATTAGATACCCAACCCATTCTGTATGCCGCAGAGTTAGCGGACTGCTTAAAACTGTTTGCCGGAAATCCGAATCTCGCACCGTTCTTGATTGCCTCATCGAACAGTTCCTCGGTAACTACATCACGATCTTCCTGAGTACTAGGGTCTTTGATGACCTCTGTAGGCATCGGAGTAAGCCAGTATAATGCTCTTGCAAAATCATCGAATGGCATCTTTGCCGGATGCTTCTTGATCTTCTTCTTCGGCCCTGTCTGAGCCTCAAGCATCTCTCTCTTGGCTTTCTCACTCCATGCGTGGACGATCAGTGGGGAATCCCCAACGATGCGAACTTTGACATGATCGATTTTGATGGGTTTCATTGTTACTGTTTCTTTCTTAGTTGCTGCTGCCATTGTTTTTTCTCCTTTTCATAAAAAATGTTTTGCTTATTCTTCTGCCTTATCGTTGATAAGGTCATCGACCGTTACCCCAAGAACATCTGCAACGTCTCGCACCTTGGCAACGCTCGGCATGTGCGAATCCCATTTGTAAATACTTCCCCTACCGAAACCTAGTTGCGCTTCAAGACTGTTGATTGTCATTCCCTTCTCACGGCAGACGTTTTGAATGTTTTTGTAAATTCCCAAACTTGCTTCTCCTTTCTAAAGATTTGAAGTGACGATTTGTGCAAACAATTGACAAATTACGTTAAATATTACATAATGAAATTGCGATAACATTTTAATAAATACGTCATTTCTTTATTGCTTTGCGTCATCCCTGTCGCTTCATGTCTTGTATTTTACGTCATGGATAACGTACTGTCAATAGGGTTTACGTAATTTTTTACTATTTTGGGGAAAGAAATTATGCTTTACGAAAAAATCAGAAAATTATGTAAAGAAAAGGGAGTTACCGTGACGGAAGTTGAACGTGAATTAGGCTTCGGTAGAGGATCGCTTTCCAAAATCGACAAACACAAGCCTAGTAACGAAAAGATTAAGGCTCTTGCCGACTACTTCGGAATTTCACAAGACGAATTGACTGGTGTACAAATAATTGCACCGCAAGAATATTACTATGACCTTGAAACAATGAAATTAGCCGAAACGCTACATAAGAACAAGGAACTTCGGGTCTTATTCGATGCGGCTCAAGATATAAGTTCTGATGACTTGTATTTCGTTTACGGCCTTGTACAGAGGATGAAACGAACGAATAGAGATGAATGATGTTTACGTCTACTTAATTGATATGCCATGCAAGGCGCATGAGGTAGTAACTCCATGCTTGGACGGCGGTTATACGGTCTACATCAATTCCAGGTTGAGTTACCAAGACAGAGTTAAGGCATACCACCATGCTTTACGGCATATTGAGAGCAATGACTTTGAAAGTGAAGAAGACATACAAACAATAGAAGCAAGAGCGCATAGGAGATGAACTATGAGAGTTGGAATTTATGCGAGGGTTTCGACAGATATTCAAGCAAAAGAGGGAGACTCGATTCAAGCACAATTATCTGCGCTGAGAGAATATGCGAAAAAGAATAATTATGAAGTGGTAGGAGAATTTACCGATGACGGCGTAAGTGGCGTTTTGCTCGATGAGCGAGACGAACTACAACATTTGCTAGAGTATGTTAGGCGAGGGGAAATTGACCTCATCTTGTTTACACGTTTGGATAGGTGGTTTCGATCAATACGGCATTATCTCAACGTCCAAGACCAACTTGACCGCTATGGAGTACCGTGGAGAGCGATTTGGGAGCAATTTGAAACACAGACTCCGCAAGGCAGATTCATGGTGAATCAGACACTATCGTTTGCTCAATACGAATCCGAGACTACCGCAACTAGGATTCGGCACGTATTCGATTTCAAAAAGCAGAACCGTGAAATCTTGTCCGGCAAAATTCCGTTTGGCTATCGCATCGTGGACAAACATTTAGTCATTGATCCCGAAAAAGCAGACATCGTTAGGCGAGCGTTTCAAACATACATCTCGACTGGTGGAGTATCGGAAACACTAAGACAGACAGAAGGACTAGGCTTGCCACGAACGCAGAGAGCAATCAAGTTATTACTACAGAATCGAAAATACATAGGCGAGTGCTATGGGATTGAGAACTACCATGAGGCGATAATCGACAGGGATACGTTTGACATGGTGCAAGAAATGTTAGGCAGAAATGTCCGTCAGACAAAATTTAGGACGTATATCTTCTCCGGCCTTTGTACTTGTTCCGACTGTGGCAGACGCTTGGTAGGCACTACTGACAAGATTAAGCCTAGAAATGAGCGGTATAAGGTTTACAGATGTATGGGTCACTACAGAGCGTTCCCTGACTGCAAAAACTCAAAATCTCTCAACGAGAAGAAACTGGAAAAGTACCTTGTAGAGAATCTGAAAGAATTGGCGTTTGGTGACATCTCTGTAAAGGACAAAAGAAAAGCGACCAACTATGAGAAGAAGATCGCTAACACTGAGAAGAAGATTTCAAGGTTAAAAGAATTATATCTCAACGAGTTAATCACACTGGACGATTACAAGCATGATTTGGCTACGTACAAGGCTGATATAGACACTTTTAAGGCAGAGGCGAGGAAGTATAGGGGTACGGACAAAAAAGCCCTCTACGACCTCGTAGGACGCAATCTAGCCGATTGGTATTGGACGCTTACAGAGGATGAACGAAGGGTGATTTGGAGAAGCGTCATAGACCAAATATATTTTGATAATGACAAAAATATTAAGATTGTGTTTCGTTAATCAAACTCACGTTAATGGAAGTATCCGTGCGGATAGTACCGATTACTTGCGGTTTAGGAAACCAAACATTTGTTCTGATTTAAGTATAATAAAAAAGGGGAGTCTTTTCAACTCCCCAAGTGAAAAACATATATGCACAGTGATGTCTCTCTCCGTGAAACTGTAGTGCCTCAGAGTGGGCTGACAAGAATCATGCTCTGATATTTTGACTGTATCACAAGGGCATCATAACTCATTGAACAGAGATTTCCAAGAGTTTTTACCGCACTCACCATCGACTTCCAAGCCACGATCCTTTTGGTATGCCCGAAGCGCATTGTACGTCTTGTTACCGAAGTCACCGTCCACAGTGAGGACAGTCTTGCCCTCGTATGAAGCAGCATTGAGCCTCTTCTGTAATTCGACTACCGCAAATCCAGTAGCACCCTTCTTGATAAGAGGCATATTCTCAGCGGTAAGACCGCCACTCAGCAACTCGTACTTAGGCATACCATAGCCGATAATCCGACTGTCATTAAGAGCATATGCGCATCTCATAACCTGGTCTGACTTGTTGCCCTCAATGGTGTGAATCTTACTGTCAACAGATTCTACCCAACCAGTATGACCGCTACCGCCGAAAAATATCTGATAGCCTCTAGCCGGAGAACTAGACCATCTGTCATGTTTCTTATACAGATTGATAGAAGCATAGGTGTAGTCATCAAAATCGCCACAAAGCACTTCTCTCGCCATGTCAGCACCATAGTCAAAGGCTTCGCACATCTTGAGGACTGTCCAATCTGCGAACGCATCACACCAAGCTGCACTAGCGTCCATGTTTCTTGGCTGAATCTTGTGTAACTCGTCACCGTACTTGTTTTTGTTATTAGCACCCTCATGGTATCCAACCTCGGCACTAGCAATGCTCAGAAGAACATCAACAGGATTAGCCTTAGTCGTAGTCTTGCTAGGAGTACTAGGAGCAGTCGGAGCGACAACACCATCAAACTGCGTAAGGTTGTACAGATTGATGATATTCATGGTGTGGTCAACATAAGATTTACCAGTAGCATATCCATCTGCGATGATTGTCTCAAGGTACTTTCTCGGACTTGTAATGCCTTTAAGGTTAGAGTATCTAGGCAACTGGATAAACTCAAAGTAGCCCTTAACGCCCTCTTCCATACTGTCGTAGGCTCTGAAATTAGCAGAAATGGTAGTCAGCGTTCCGGCAGAATACTCTTCCTGAGTCTTCATATTTACAGATTTGCCAGTCCACTTAGTACCGCACTTCAAGCCGAAGTAGTTGTGATACTTGGCAGACAACTTGGATTCTCCCCAACCACTCTCATGGATAGCCTGTGCAATGATAGGGCTATAGACATTGATGCCGTACTGAGGAGCGTACTTGCGGACATAGTTGGCGATGTCGATAGCGAATTGTCTCCTAGATGCGGAGATGTCATTGAGTTTACCGCTTACCTTGGTGATGTTACCGCCAGTAGTCTTAATCTCATGAGCATAGCAGTTATCATCGAAACTCCATGTCTTACCATCAATAACGGCAGTCTGATTCCGATAGGCATGACCTTGGTTTTTGCCGGAAACAGGCTCAAGATAGAACAAGCCCTGTCTGTTCAGCCAACCAGTGTGCATCCTACCATCATTGTCATCGAGGAAGTACCAATACTTGTCAACAAACACCCATC